CTAACGACCTCCCCGAAGGCGAAGGCAACTTCAGCTGCTCGGTCCGCATTACCCTCTTCTCGAACGCCGACGACACCACCCTCGCCGATCACCGCGCCCGCTGCGCGGCCCTGTCCGGCAATATGCGCGACCTGACCAGCATCAAGGCGGCCTTCGTCACCTCGACCGACGCGGCCTGCTATGACGTCACCATGCAGTCCGAGGACGAGGGTATCGACGAGCGCTCCTGGGCGACTTCCTTCTCGTTTGACGTGCTGGTGGTCCTGCCCGCCTAAGCCAATTCCAAAGCCTGCAATTACAAATGGCCGCCATCTCAAACGGAACCACCTGCATCTACGGAGTCGCGGGCACTGTCACCAACCTCTTCGTCCAGAGTTACAGCCTCTCGTCTTCCTTCAACGCTGAGGCCACCGTGGTCAATGAAGATGGCCTGACCAAGACCCACCGCCTCGATGACCGCAAGAGCGAGATCACCATCGAAGGCATCGCCAAGACCTCGACCATGCCCATCCTCGGGGCCACGCTCGCCTTCACGACCAACACCGCCTCCGCCTATCCGGCTGGCTCGGCTTCGGTTTCCTTCTCTGGCGTGATTACCAAGATTGACGACAAGGGCACGAACAAGGGCTTTACGTCGGTCACTGTCACGGCCATCGATTACGAAGGTATTACCTTCTAATTGACACCCCCGCAAGGGGGACAGTCTAGAGGACAGTGGATCGTCGCTTCCTCAACGCTCACGTCGACCCGGCTCCTTTCAGGATTCTGGGTCGAACTCTTTACCCCTGGTGCCTCAAGTATCGGGTGCGTCTGATGGCCTTTGACTCCCCGCTGGTCACCGGCACCCGCGGCATCACCCCTGCCGACCTTATCTTCGCCTGCCAAGTGTGCGCCGAAGAGCAGCTTGGCGAGATTGGCTGGAGGGACCAACTGCGTATCCTGCACCTAGGTCGCAGGCCGGAAAAGTTTGAACGCCTAGTCGAAGCCTTCGCCGGTTATATCCTCGTCCAGGACTGGCCGAAGTTCTGGGAGCAGTCGAAGACCAAGTCAGGGGGCGGCGACAAGGGCGTGCCTTGGCCGCTAAGTATTGTCGCTAATTTAATTGCGTCAGGGGTGCCCGAGCAACGGGCGTGGGAGATGCCGGAGTGCCAGGCCATCTGGCTCAACTCCGCCCTGGCTATCCGCAAGGGTGCGGACGTGGCGATCATGTCGCCCGAGGAGGAAGCCTTCATGGCCGAGGAGGAAGCCAAGGAGGCCGCCGCGGCTGCTTCCAATCCTGCAAAGGAAAGCACCCCCTGACATGGCCCAAGACCTGACAGTCAACATCAAGACGACCTCCGACGTCCCGCAGGCCATGGACAAGGCCAAGCAGGCCACTGAGGGCATGGCCAAGCAGGTCGAGGACATCAAGAAGAAGTTCGGTCAGTCCTTTAAGGACATCTTCCTTTCTGTCGCCGGCCCGATGGCTCTGTTCGGTTTGCTCACCCGGACCGTTACTGACTACTTCGACAAGATTAAGCAGAAACAGGAAGAGGCAAATAAAGCCGCTATCGATGGCGTAAACGAGCGCATGGCAGCCGAAGACGTCTACTACGCTCGCAAGGTGGCACGCATCAAGGAAGATAAACTCAAGACAGAGCAGGCTAAACAACAGCCTGAAACTACTGCATTTGAGTTCTTAATGAATGACCCGCGCGCCAAATCCCTCTTCGGATTTGATGCCAACAGAAAGACCCCTGCCTTCGGCCTTGCAGGCACGACCATCTCGGAACAGATTGCCCAACAGCGCTCTAAAGACCCAAGAATCCAAGATGCTATTCGGCGTATCTTGGCCGAGGATATGGCAAAGCAAGGGCCCATTTCTGAGGGCATAAAAGGAAAGACCGCAGACTTTAAAGGACCCGAAGGCTTCTCCAACGTGATCGGCGTCGGACCTAACCCGGTCATGGAGGCCATGAACGCCCAGCTCGAAGAGCAGCAGAAGCAGACCGCCTTGCTGGAGAAGATCGCCAACAAGGACGGCGCCGTCCCCACCGACTTTACCAAAACCCCTCAAAAATAAACCATGGCACGCGTAAACACTGGCAACCCCCTGACGACCGCCATCCTCCAGCCAGGAGGCAAGTTCCAGACCGACGGCTACGGCTTGGTGACCGGCGTCCTTGTCTTCAAAGAAGACGTGGCCGGGTCCAGCCCTTTCCTTGCCCGAGGCCAAGCCTGCCCGGTTTTGTCTTACTCATTCTGCAACGTCCATAAGGCATCCTCGTCGCTCGACGCGCTGGGCATCAGCACCTACACCGTCGAGTATGTAGGCATCTCCCCTTCCGACGCTGGCAGCTCGACGATTACCAAACCCCAGATCACCGGCTCGCAGGGGCTGACCTCCGAGAACATCACGACCCACCCGAACTTCTTTGTGGCGGCGGCTGGATTTACTGCATCCCCCATTGCTGGAGTAGGCCCATCTCCTGGCTCAAAGGCCACCCCTAATTATCAGCAGACTACATCCGGAGAGGGACGAACGGAATACGTCGGCAGCAATGGCGCTACTTTTGAAAAGAAGACTGGCGGTAAGTTCCTCGGCTTTAAGGTTCCTGACTTTGAAGGTTTCTACGGTAAGACGAACTATCTCGCCCCGCAGAGTTCATTCTCCGGTCACTTCTACACCTCAGTGGATGCCAACGTTACCAATATGCGTGACCGCGTTGGCAAGACCAGCTCGACCAATGTATTCGGCAGCATCAAGCTAGTCCCTGATTACGTCGGGACTTCCTTCCTGAACGGCAGCAAGCACCAATTACTTCTGGCGCAAGTATCCTTCGAGGACTTTGCCCTGCTTCGTAAAGTCACCTATGAGGTCCGCTATAATCGTGAGGGCTACGAGCCCGCAGTCTACGCTCCCGCCTAATGAAGATTCAACCTGGAGTCGGCTATAACTTCGACTCGTCCTCGAAGGGCTTCACGCTGGACACGTCCGACGGCTTCCCTGATCCAGACGGAGGCGTACCTTTCTACCAGCAATTCCAGTGCAAGGTAGTTTCAGAGACTACATCCGGAACGACCAAGTTCTACCTCAAGACGCGCAAGGGCGTGGTGAACTATACTTGGAGCGGTTTCCCTTTCCGGCCTGAGCCGACTTACCCAGGAGAGAACCCCTACATAATTTACGAGAAACAAGCCCGGATCACCGATTGGGCGGTTTATGAGAACGGCAAGCGCACGGCAGGAACGGCCACGGATGGCGAAGCCTTTGAGTGGATGGCTGCCGATGGTAAGATTGAACTGCCAACCGGGACCAGCGGTGCGTCCATGCTTGTCCTGATGTCGAAGATTGACTGGTGGGATCGTGACGGCTGGCACTCCGCTCGTCGGCTTATCGACGCAGAGATGCCTTTCGTATCAGTCATTCCGACAAGCGACACGGTGGCGATGGGAACCCTTGCGACTCAACAGGGAAACAGCCTTATTTACGGCGGCGCAGTTTACTTCCAAGGAGGTATCTCGGGGTTTCAGTTCGACCCGCCCTACCCAATCACCATCGGCTATACCTATAAGAAAATCGCGCAGCTTGATTGGAACGACACGACCAACCAGTGGGACGTGACCCAGTATGAATATGGCCCCATGAACATCCGCGTCCATGCGGTCACCGGCACGATGTTCTTTGACTCAGGGACGGCGCCTGCCCCAACGAGCTATGACGCCGCTTTGGCAGATGAGTTTCACGGTGTAGTCAACTTTGCTTGGTTCGAAGGCACATGGGCAATCCCTGGCTATACCCTCAATTCGGCGAATTGGTGGTATCACCTAGTCAACACCTGACCCCCCCCTTCCAATCGGGGCAAGGTTAAGACCCGATGAGCTGCACTAATCAAGTAACCGTCTCGCAGGGTAACACCTTCGCCTGCACCTTTACCTGGACGCCCGGGGCGACGGGTCCGGCCAACCTCCTGACGACGACCATCAGCTCGTCCCTCGAAGACCGCCAAGGCAACGTCTACGCGATGACGGTGACCAAGGCCGGCGACGGCCTGTCCTTCACGGTGACCTACCCGGGCTCGACGGCTGACTGGGCTATCGGCCTCGGCAAGTGGGACATCAAGTTCGTCTTCCCGGGCTCGACCATCTCGCGCACCGAACTCTTCCGCGTCAACGTCATCGACTCCGTCACCGTCTAAGCCATGCCCGACGCGACGATCACCTCGACGGCTTCGACCTTCGGGACCATCTCGGGGGTATTCTCCGCTGACCAGTCTACCATCTCGGGCACCATCTCGGGCATCGTCCCTGGCACCCTGACGGGTTCGGTCGGCGTCCCCGGCCCTGCTGGCCCTGGCGTTCCTGCCGGCGGCACGGCTGGACAGTATCTCCAGAAGACCTCGGGCGTCGATTACGCGACCGACTGGGTGACG